AGATGTGTTACCTTCCGTAGTATACAACCCACTAACCCCATCTAACTTGCACGACACCAAATAAGGTCCCTTATACTTCTTACACCAGTTTTCCAGCGCGTTGGTATCGGGTTTAATTTTATTCATGGACCACATTTCGTAAGGTAATACTGCTTTTTGTTTAGTGGCATATGCATGTATTGGCGCACCAACCTGTGTGATAGAAGTATTATTAGGATATTTGTGTTGTACGTATTCGAACAATATGTCATATTGGTTGTCGGTCATGAAAGGTTTATTATTATGGTATGCTTTATCAGCGGCTAATATAATCTTGGTGAGAACATCTTCACTAAGCGTATCAAGAACACCGATCCCATTCGTTTTAAAGTCCTGTATGATATTTAGTATGGTGGTCTTATTAGTGCTCATATTAGTGCTCATATTAGAATACTAAGAATAGTACGATTTGTTTATTTTGTTTATAGAATAATTATTTTCTAACTAACTAACTAACTAACTAACTAACTAACTAACTAACTAACTAACTAACAAACAATACCATTATTATGTTTCATTTTTTATTTATCATAAGCATCACACCCACCCACAACATAACAACAAAAAAAAAGACTACTCTTTTTAAAAATTAAAATGTTATTATACGTTAATTAAAATACAATACTTAAAACACAATACATAACTATTTATGCAACGAATGTTATCTCCTCCAAAGCCGAGAGGTTATCTTTAAAACAACAATTCGCATTTTTTAGACAGTCGATGTCGTCTTGCGCCAACTGTAGTTCGAATTCTTTTTCCTTTTCTAGAACCGAATATTTGTTTCGCATTTCTTCTAATTCTCTTTTGAGTTCTTTAATAGAAACGCGTAATGAATCATTATCAGCTTCAAGCGTTTTTACATAGACACCATCGATTTCTATAAATGCATCTGTATCTTCTTCCATTATCTGTAGCATTTTAGCATTATTATCTTCGCGTGTACACTCGCCTTCCTCGACGCTACTATTACATACGCTGTCGCATTCGCTGTCGTTATCATTAAAGTAATCGTATGGTTCATACAATTTATAGTCAGATATAGATGCAGAATCAAAAGCATTAGCATAAACGCGGTTTTTTCTGGGTGCATCTGGTACTACGGTTTCACGTCTATCTATCGCAACTAGTGGTCTTCCTGGTGGTGTTAAGGGTGTAGTAATACAAATCCTATCCACTTCATCAACCCCATCAACGACGTCTTCATTATCTTCATCATATAACATGTTGAGATAGTCAGCTGCTCTGATAGAGATCGCCGTGTCAGTAGAATCACTCGAACGAGGAGATGTATTTTTATAAATGTTCCAATACCACGTCATTTCTTTGCCAGTATCAAAATCGGTATATTCTACATGACAATTACACATACCTCCCACCGAAATCTGTTTTTGTATGTCAATAGTCAGACGATTGTAGAACCAACGTCTGAAGTGTACAAATGCACTAATTTTTTTGTTTTTACGATGCAGGTAGTCGACCCTTTCTATGATACCGTAATGATTGAACAGGAACACGTCCTTCAGGGGTATCTTGCCAATAAAATTGACGTAGATATTAGGAATATAAATGCTCAAGGTTTGATTAAAGTTGTCACACATATTGAATTACTACTAGGTAGAATTTATTTAATAGCTACTAGTAATCAGTTTTTACTTTCATTTTTTTTTTCGATTACTTATTGATAGTAGTAAACGCCTCCTACCTCAACATATTAACTTCCTTTTTTAGCCACTACCCACAAATAAATAACCCTCAAATAAACAAATTACTGCCTAACCCTCCAAGATAATAAATATATTATCATAATATAAGATGAATTCTAACAACACATATAACAATAATACCCAAGACAAAAAAAGTGGTAACTCGCATGATACAACGAGTAATATTGTTAACGGAATTAATGGGTCAACGAAAACCATAACAAAGAACGTGGATAGCGAGGCAAAATCAGCCACACATCCCAATAAAATTCATGCCATCACCAAGGGTGTATTCCTGTTAATTTTAGCAGTTAGTGGTAATTTCGTTGCTGAGACACTAGGATGCAACACGCATGAGTTACTAAAGACCAACATGTTAGCAAAGCACTTATTAGTGTTTATGATTTTATATTTCACGATTAGTTTTACAAGCCACGAAGAAGCCCCTGACCCTAAAAAGAATTTGATTGGCGCTACATTAGTATATGGATTTTTCATAATGTTTACAAGAATGAGATTACATATTACTATTATAGCATTCTTTGTACTAATGATTCTGTATTTGTTATCTGAGTTCATAACCTATTACACAAGTCATCCAGGCAAAGTTCCACCCAATAGAATGGTAATACTAACTGATATTCAAAAAACATTATACGTCTTATTACCTATAATAGTGTTGTATGGGTTTATTGTTTATATGTATGACCAGTACAGAGTAAACGGAAAGAATAAATCCAAGTTGATAAATCTGATTTTCGGTGTTCCAAGATGTAAATACTCATAAACATAGGAAATAATGTGAGCATAAAATGAAACCAAAAAAAAAATGAAAACATTTTTCATTTATTTTTTTCTAGACAATATTAAATGTCCAAAGGTCTTTACAATATAGTTGATACTGCTGGCGTAATTTTTGATTTATACTTATTATCTTTACTTACAAGTTACCTTACCAAAGCTTTTTCGAAGTTCACAATCATGTCGAATGAATTGGTCAACCTATCAACCACCACCATCACCACCACCAGCACCACAGATAACTCATCCCCAATCGATTCATGTCCAATCTGCTATGACGAGATAACCAATACGAATGTAGTAGTGACAGAATGCAACCACAAGTTTCATACAAATTGTTTGATGAATTCAGTATCGCGTAATGGTTTTGGATGTCCTCTCTGTCGTGGCTCTATGAAAACCATAGAAGATGACGCGTCAGACAGCGATGAATCAGAATACGACGATGAAGATGGTGAATACGATGATGAAGACGATGAAGATGGTGAAGATGAGGAAGACGATGATTATCTTAACTCAGAAGATGATACGTATCCTTTTGAGTACATGGACGAAGACGACGATGATATTAAAAATACCGAAGAAGATAACATCTTATACTCTGTAAAATGGCTATTCCGTTCAAATCAGTTCGGTTGGATAGAAGAACATGAGGGTTATCATGATGATTTTGGAGAATTTTGCAAGGAAGCATACAAAACAGAAGATTATGTGTTGAGTGGCGTAAGATGGCTGTTCAATCGCGCGATGGAAGAAGAAAGCGAGATATACAACTTCTGTGAGAGTCCTTCAAGATGGCCTCCTATCGACTACATTACCTCGTATATGAAAGAACGAAATGTGCCTATGGGTAGTTTAGTAGATTCTTGTCTAGGTTCGTTTTGTACATTCAAATATAGAAAAGTAAATATATATGATAAGTGGGCATATAGTTCATCTGCATCAGACAAAAACTTTGAGACGATGTACCAAAAAATAGAAGACAAATGGTTTGCGGGCGCCAAATACCCAGAGACGGGAAACTTTGGTTACAGAGATTGTATGACGTGGCGTTACTCAAACAAATATGTTAGATAAATTACTACTAACCTAAGCTTCAAATAACATATTAATTATTATCCTTTAATTAACATATTATATTCCAATATCTTATCCTTTAATTAACATATTATATCCCAATATCTTATCCTTTAATTAACATATTAATTAAACCCCCCTTTTCTTTTCTTTTCTTTTCTTTTCTTTTCATGATATCATAGGTTTGGCTTTGCATTTGACAGTCGATTTCTCAAGTTGATGTCTGTATCCAGCATCATAATACTCAGTTTGCCACGCCGTATTGGAAATGCATTTTCTTTTTTGGTTAGGATTTTGATATACGTAGACAGAGGTATCTTCAAATATTTCTTTTTTTAGTGGCATTTCTTCTTTAGTCACGAAAGAACACTCTTTATCATTCTCGCTAGCGAATACATCAATAAAAGGCCATGACCATTTTTTAAATCCGCCATTTTCATCGTATATTTTTTTTCCTCTATGGTCAGTATAAAACAGCTTGTATGCTTTTATAGCTTCCCACCACACTATCCCCACGTTGTATTTTGCGAGTATTTTATCTATGTTTTGAAACTTGGGTAAATCTTCTTTGACGATTGTTACGTCAAAATCATCATCCCAATCTATTTGTTTATTATTTCTACGCAATCCCATATATGTACCAGCACACACAGACCATCTAATACCTACACGCTCTGAAACAGTAGTCCATATATTCACTAATTCTAATAAATCTTGTTTTTCCTTTTTAGTCATAACATCGGAGTAACATTTGTATATATTACCCTTAGTATGGTTAATATAATAAGAATATCCGTATACCGCAATAATCACCAGTAAACCTATAATAATAATAACTAAAGTATTATTTTTGGGTTTCCGTACACCCCGTAACCCCCAATTTTTGAGTATTAAATTGTACTTCTTATGCATATATATATATATATGTATATATTATATTGACCAAGTCAAAAATATATTATACGAAAACGTAATAAACAAACCGCAGGTAATAATAGTAAGTATAATATAAACTATACAAATAATGCCGAGTTTTTACATCCCAAGAGTTAGCACCGATTATAGTACTGAAGACATAATAAACACATTTCATTTGATGTACATAGGTAATGTTAATCGCGTAGACATCGGCGATTATTCCGACGATTATGCTTACATGTCCGTATTTCTGCATATAGATACGTTGTATGATAGCGAATTAGCGTTCGAGTTAGTAAACAGAACACATCGTAGAAATAACGGTTGTTACAAACTTTACGTAAATGAGATTGACTATTGGAAAATTTACAAAAATCTAAATCCAATAAGAGAAACACATATGAATATTCATCAGTTATCAAATGCATTAACATGTGCCGAAAACAAAATTGACAACCTGAGGTGCGAGTTTGAAAGTGAATTAGAAAAGAAGAATGACGATATTTATCGATTAACAAACGTAGTCCAGAAGCTGGTGAATACCGTATATCCGATGCTTGATGCAGATAGTTATCAATTAAAAAATAGGATTAGTTGTACTAACATGATGAATTATGGTGTCTGGTATGGCAAATCATATTTGCCAGTAAACACGGAAGAAAGAGAACGCATAATAAAAAAATATATACAAATACAGGAGCTATCTGAAGCCGAACCATGGGACGACCTAGGTGATATATTGAGTTCCTGTGCATCTACTGTGAGTGATGCAATATCAACACCACGTATGCACCAGTACGAACCCAAAAAAGAGAAAAAGCACAAGGAGAAAAAGCACAAGGAGAAAAAGCACAAGGAGAAAAAGCACAAGGAGAAAAAAGGCAAAAAGGACAAACGTTATCATTATGATGATTCCGCAAGTAGCATTAGTAATGATGATAGTGATAAAAACAATAGACAAAAAAATACTATATCGTTATGTGGAAACGAATAATAAAATATAAAATACAAAATACAAAATACAAAATATAATATAATACAATAATAATATGAGGTTAGTGAGACCATAAAATCATTAACACAAAATTAATCATTAACACAAAATTAATCATTAATATAAAATTAATCATTAATATAAAATTAAAGCATTTAATAATATTTGTCTTGATAATATATGAAGTTTGATCTGAACATAGATAATTATACGATAGAGGATATTCTAGACATATTTGATTTGACTGAAAATTATGATGCAAACATGTTAGACATAAAAGAAATCAAAATGCGTGATAATATAATGCGCAGTACAGAACTAGGACAACACGACATAGATAGAACTATCCAGTTTATACAAGATGCAAAACTGATACTGATGAATGCTAAAGATAATAATAATGCAAGCACCGCCACAACTGCAACCATTACAACCACAGGAACCATGAACAACCTATTGTCATCTTTTGAAAATAATGCTTCAAAATATACACCGCTTAAGGACCAATCAGAACATATGGTACAAGATAAAAAAAACAACGGCAATTACATATCATCGTATCCTAGTAGCTTTTTTAATGGCGTTATTAACCCTTTGATGAAAAAGGTAAGACACATGAATATAAATATAGATTCAAGATTTCGAAGTAATTACTATTCGCAATCATCGAGCAATTTTAATGCAAATATAGCGGAACAAATTAACGACGTTCTTACGATGCAACTACAATCGATTGAATTACCAACTACTTTTTATACAATATCGAAACAGCTGGAGAACAATTATTTTTATATTGACTTGCCAAATACGAATGATAGTGGTTTAGTAGAAATCCAAGAGGGCAATTATGATTATTCGGGTATTGAGGACGCAATCAATACTGCGCTGACCAATTTGGGTGGCGATTATGCGAACATCGTCTTTAACATAAATTCAACAGATACTTCAAATGGTATAGGTAATTGTTATGGATCAGGGAGAATGTTAGTAGGATTAAGTTCAACATCCACGCTGCCAAGTGATTTTAAATATTCGTTAAATTTTCAAAAAAGTAAAGCAGGGTTAGAAAACGATTTAACAGCGTTGCCGTTGAAGTTGGGTTGGTTATTAGGATTTCGAAATGGTAAATATACAGATAATTTGAATTATGTTTCAGAAGGTGTAGTAGACCTGCTAGGTATAAAATACTTGTATCTCTCTATTGATGACTATAACAATAATGTAAACAATAGTTTTCATAGTGCTTTTACGAGTTCTTTATTAAATAAAAATATTCTAGCGCGTATTTCGATAAAAAGTGGTACAACAAACATTATAAGCCAATATAATTTGAATATAACAACAACTCCTCGTGAGTATTATGGTCCTGTAAACATAACCAATCTACATGTGCAATTGTTAGACCCATATGGAAGAGCTGTGGATTTGAATAATATGGATTTCAGTTTCTGTTTAACACTTCAATTAGTTTATGACCTCTAATAGTTCGTGTATGAAAGAGATATAATAGTTAATAATATTGATATTTATAAAATCTAAATTATAAATATAAATTATAAATATAATGAACAGAGATACAATCTACTCGGGTATAACTACATCAGGTAATGCTGCTTTTGGAAAATTGAATCCAAGCAATAGAGCAAGTGATTTCATAAGAAAACAAAGTGTGCAAGCTCAATATGCAAGACCACTACACAGTAAAGCAACCAATTATAACGATTTATACAAACTCAAACAATCCTTAACAGTTCAATATGGTAGTTCTACAAGAATCATAAAAGACAATACGTTGTTACTAACTAGAAATAATATATTGGGAAATAAAAACAATCTAATATCATCTTTGTATACAGAGCTCAGTTTACCGAATGTTCCTGTAGTGTCTGATTTAGCAACTGGTACAACACCTACTAGTATAGACCCAAGTGTAGAGGCCCCGTATTTATTTTATAATGTAGATGCATCAGGTAACTTGTTTGGTAATACTCGTTGTGGAATTGCCAATTACTTGAATTACAAAAAAGGAAGAAACTTTGACTTCGTATCGGTATTAAATAAATAACCACACTACATCGCCATTCACCACTAACCACTCCCACCGCTAGTGTGTTTCAATAGTAACCTCTTTTGCTAATCGTTTAATTATTTTATTCTCTTTATCCTCGTCATCACAACCCTTACCACCCATAGCTTCCACCATTAATTTAGTATATCTATCAGAATGCTTGGACTCCGATTTAACGCAATCAGGATACTTCTCTTTAAACTCCTGTAATAACATAGCATTTTTACGCGCAAGCTGCTTGATTGCCTTTCTAATTTTTGGTTTGTGTGTTGACTCTTTATCCCATTTGTCTTCATCTTTTACGTAGATGGTTTCTCTTTTTGCATCGGTACAGTGTACTGGTCGTTCTGTAACATCTAACCCTTTCAAGCTTTTAATAATAATACTGGTAATGCCGTTTACGTAACCAACGTCACCCATTTTCTCCAAATCGGTTAGTTGTAACTGCAGTGAGTTGACAAAGTCCATGATATTCATAGCATCTTTGCATGTTTCATTCAAGAAAAACTGTAGATTGAATGAATTATTAGTATTGTTAGTATTGTTATGGATTGTGTTATGAGTGCCGTTTTTAATGACCTCCAACATTTTATTCTGTGTTTCTAACATCATCTGTTTTAGTTCGTTATTTTCTTTCATTAATAGCATTATTAATTCTTTATTTTTACTGTCGGTTACGTTATTATCATCAGTAAAATTGTCATCCTTACTCCAAACACCCTTATCACTAATCTTACTCGTATTTTTACTATTACTATTACTATTACTATTACTATTACTATTACTATTACTATTACTATTACTATTACACTTTTTTGAATGCCGCCATAGTCC